TTGCCTTCTGGGAGTCACAACACAATCTGCAATGCCAAGCGCACCACAAGAGAACAAGCACCATGGATTCGTCTTCACAGTCAACAATCCAACAGACCAAGACGAATGGGAGTACGGAAGACTCAAAGAGCAATGCGAGTACGTCACCTACGGAGATGAAGTGGGAGAAACTGGAACACCCCATTGGCAGGGGTTTATCTGGTTTAAAGACCGAGTTCGAGCGACTGCTGTGCGACGTCTGCTATCACGAGCTCACGTGGAAGCGATGCGCGGTACAAGCGACCAAGCGATCGAATACTGCCACAAGGGAGGGGTCTTCACCGAGTACGGCGATCGACCTAAGCCAAGACGATCAAGCCACGAGCAATGGACGTGGATTATCGCTCAAGCGGAGAAGGGTGACATGGAGTCAATCAAGCGCGAGTACCCAGGGATGTACATCCGATACTGCGACAAGCTCGCAGGACTACGAGCAACTCAGCGAGGAATCATCAGCGGAGACTTAGAGCACGAGTGGTGGACGGGACCAACAGGAACCGGCAAGTCAAGAGAAGCATGGATGAAGTATCCAGACCACTACCAGAAGGAGCTGAACAAGTGGTGGGACGGATACAACGGAGAAGATGTCGTGGTGATAGAAGAATGGAGCCCGAAGAATGAATGCACGAGCAGCTTCCTGAAGATATGGGCGGACCGCTACCCGTTTACGGGACAGATCAAGGGAAGCAGCCTGAAGAAGATCAGACCAAAGAAGATAATCGTGACGAGCAACTACACGATAGACCAATGTTTCCCGAATCCAGAAGATGCGGAACCAATGAAACGGAGGTTCAAGACAGTGAAGTTCGACAACTACTTCAACATGCAGGATGACCCAGAGGTACAAGCCTGGCTGAACAACCTGGAGTCGACTGAGAACATGCTCAGTCTGGAGGAGATTGATTTGGAGTAAGATATATAAAGAAAGAGAGAGAGAATCCAAATGTATAAATTTATATTACATATAAGAAAAGAGAAACCTAAAAAGTATAAAATATAAAAAGAGAGGGAGAGAAAAGGACGAGAATAAACTATCCACGTCCCCACCCAACCACCCTCCTAAGCGGGAGCTAAGGAGAAGAGAACAACCGGCCTGCGGCCGGGTGCCCTGCGGGCGCAATAAAAAGAACCTCGTCGGGATTCGCAAGGAAGAGGAATTACGGATGATCCGGAGGAACTTCGTTGTTTCCAGTGACGGTCTGGATAACATCTGAAGCAGGAATAACTTGAGTAAAAGCAGTAGGAGAGTACCGATAGGTACTTGTAATGGCATTGAAATCCTCAGTGTACGAATAATTCGTAAGCTGAGTAGTTCCTGGAAGGAAATGATACTTAACAGAGACAGCGTCCTGGATAAACAAATCACAGACAGCCTTACCCTGATTGGCTTGAGTACCGTCATCGACGGGCATACCAACCCATGTAAATAACAAATGTTTAGACCAACCACGTTGCCACTCCTCACTAGAAGGATTGGTCAAGTGTTGACCCTTAAAAATCTTAGGACGAAGAGCAAACTTCTTCGAAATGATCTCATTAGGACCAACCTTAACAGAATGGCACTTGAGAATCTTGAAAAACTCAACAAAAGCTTGAGACTGATACGGAGTAAATGAAGGATGATTATAATTACTGGTTAAACCAGCAGGAAGAGCAGCTTGGCCAGGACCAATCGATCCACCGAGAAAACCCGGAAAAGTAGGATCAACATTAGCTGCAAACATATTAGAAAGAATACCAGCAGGATTCTGAGTAGTACCAAGAGCACCACTAGAGACGTCACGGCGAACCTGACACTCATAAATCTTAAGTTCCATAGAAGCATTGGAACGATTCTGAATACGAAGATCATGAACAAAAGAATCAATAGACATCTTCCAATTGTCACCACCATGATCAGCAAGAACTGCCACAGAAGAAGCACCCTGGACAGTGTTAAATAGAAAGTTAGACGGATGACGAGCACCCAAATTGCGAAGCATAACTTCGCCACCCAACATATAATTGACATAAGCACGCTGATTAGCAATACCGTGCCCATTAATAGCAGTTTGAGCAAAATACTTCATAGGAGTGCAAAGTTTCTTAAACAGAAGACCAAGCATACCCTTGCCGTTCACCCCAGTAGAACGACGAGGACGACCGCGACGACCGCGACGACCGCCTTTACGAATAGTACGGCGAGGAGGACGGCGACGACCAGAACGTCCGCCACCACTTCGAAATGAAGAAGCTACGTTACCACCACGAATATTACGACGAGTGTTACGAGCACGAGAAAAAGCAGAAAAACGGTTTAGTCCTTGCCGCACACCAGTGCGAACGCGACTAGGAATAGAATCGACAAACGCACGAGTCTGAGGAGACGCCTGCTGATACAAACCATGAGCTGCAGCAGCAGCACCTAAAATACCGTAGCGGGTTCCCCTACGAGTAAGAGACATAGCCTACAGGGTATAAAAGATAGAAAGAAAAGTATGGAAAGATCTCGTAATGGGCCTGATTAAACAACCAGCACGAGTGCGACCTTTGGCGCAAAAGAAGAAGTGAGGAACATTCCATAGAAAGAAAACACGAAATCTAGAAGAAAAAGGACAGGTCAAGAGGGTCGGACAGGTCGACCTGAATGACCGAGTTGACCACAGGTCAAGGGCATAGCCCAGAAGGGTAATAGTACGGCGGCCTGCGGCCGCCTTGCCTTCTGGGAGTCACAACACAATCTGCAATGCCAAGCGCACCACAAGAGAACAAGCACCATGGATTCGTCTTCACAGTCAACAATCCAACAGACCAAGACGAATGGGAGTACGGAAGA